AACGTAGTAAAGAAATGTTTGATTATCAAAATCAATACAATACACCAGCAAGACAAATGGAAAGATTAAAAGAAGCGGGTTTAAACCCAGCTTTAATGTATGGTCAAGGAACAACAGGAAATGCACAAGGTTTTCCACAACAAGCACCAGCACAACAATTAAACGTAGCCGGAGCAAAGAGTTTAGATACAGCTTTAACACTAGCACAAATAAAAAATATTAATGCTAATACAGATGAAAAGAAAGGTTTAACTCCTGAAGCACGAGCAAGAATAAGCAAATTAGTTGCAGATAAAAATTTGATTTCTCAACAAGCATTAAAAACAGCACAAGAAACTGGAAATTTAGTTACAACTGGAGAGATTTTAGATTTAGATAGAGAGATAAGAAAATTAGAAAAAAATAGAAATAAAAAAGGTTTTATAAAAGGAGATACAATTGGAAATATAGTTACAATGTTAGGTTATGATCCTGTTAACAATAAGTTACACAGAGATATTTTAAGAGGAATGTTTACAGTAAAATTTGGATCACAAGTAGCAAAAGATTTAATACAGGCATTTATGAGTTTCAGAAAGCCTTCTACAACAATTAATAAAGCTCCGTCCTACCCTACTATAAATAATTATGGTGGTACTAATCCATTTAATTCAGTAAAACCAAAAGGTTAGCCCCCAAGCTTACCAAAACTAATCACGTTGTGAGGCATTAATTTAAAATAAAAATTATGAGAAATTATAGAACAAATAGAAGTTATAGAAGTAAAAGACGAAATAGCAAGTACATTCTAGCCAAACGTGGCGGTATTCGTATGTCATAATGCAAACAGTATATCTAGATAATTACGGATTCGTACCTGATATTATAGGCACAGCATGTGCAAATAGTATAAAATTAAAAGATTTAGAGTTTAGAGTACCATGTGGCAAATGTTTACCATGTCAAAAGAAACGAAGATCAGAATGGAGTTTAAGGTTAGAACACGAATATTTATTTAGCGATAGCGCATTCTTTATAACATTAACGTATAACGATTATCATATACCAAGAACAAAAGAAGGTTATCAGACATTACATAAAAAGCATTTACAGAATTATATAAAACGTTTAAGAAACGATCATGTTAAGTATGTATCACAGTATTTTAAATGCAGTAAAAAAGATGTTAAGCACAAAGCCAAGCCGTTACGGTATTACGCAGTTGGAGAATACGGTAGCAAAACTCGTAGGCCTCATTATCATCTTATATTATTTAATATGGATATAGCAAATTTAGCACCATTAACAAACCAATGGAAAGCAGGATTTGCAGATGTAGGCACAGTAACTAGTGCAAGTATTAATTATGTTACAAAATATATGTTTAAACAGTTTAACAGAAAAACAGACAAGCGCACTCCCCCATTCAGTTTAATGAGTAAAAAACCAATTATAGGTCAAGCATATTTAGAGAATTACGGAGTTCATCACATAGAGTCAGAAAGTTTAGAAGTTAGAGATCAAAACGGACACGTTAGAAGATTACCAAAAGCATATTTAAGACGATTATTTACAAACAAAGAAGATAGATTAGAGTTAAGTAGAAAAAGTTACGAAAAACACATAGACAAAAAAATGAAAGCATTCGAGGAAAAGGTAAAAAAGTATCACGGTGGAAAAATCCTCGAATATCAAAGAAGCAAAGATGCTGATTTAAAAAGACATCGTGAAACAGTTAATAATAATGAAACAATATGAATACAATACAAGTAAACAAACCCAGTAAAAATAAGTTTGATTTATCACACGAAGTAAAGCAGACAGGAAATATGGGTTATTTATATCCCTGTTATGTACAAGATGTAATACCAGGAGATTCATTTCGTGTAAACACACAACAAATGGTTCGATTTAGTCCATTATTAGCGCCAATGATGCATAATGTAGATTTTAAATTGGATTATTTTTTTGTACCCTATCGTTTAGTATGGGACGAATGGAAAGATTTTATAACAGGAGGAGAAGATGGTAACGATTTACCCAGTCATCCAAGAACAGAAGTATTTCATCATAGTTTGATTAATCCTTTTTTTGCAAAAGGTTCTTTATCAGATTATTTAGGTGTTCCACCTTTTGAATCATCAATGGTTGGTCCACAAGATGGTGGAGCATGGATAGATAGTCCTTCAGACGGGCCTAGGCATGAAATTAGTTTGTTACCATTTAGAGCATATCAATTAATTTATCATGAATATTTTAGAGATCAAAATGTTGGTACAGAACATACTCAACATACAACATCGGGAATAATGCCCTTTAATGGTGCACAACATGATCAGTTAACACTAAGACGTTCAAATTGGGAAAAAGATTATTTTACTTCTTCCCTACCCTTTTTACAAAGAGGTTCAGAAGTAGAGTTACCAATTGGTAATATATCTAGCAGTAATGATTCATCAGTTACTGGTGATTTACAAATGTCAAACGGTCAAATTCAAATTACAAATCCAGCGGGAACATTTGATACAAATTTAGTAGCAGAAGCCGTTACAATTAATGAGTTACGAAAAGCAACAGCCTTACAACGATGGTTAGAGATTATGGCACGTGCAGGTTCACGTTACAGAGAGCAAATTTTCGCAATATTCGGCGAAAGAATACCCGATTATACAGTACAAGTTCCACAATATTTAGGAGGTGGAAAGACACCAATTATGATTAGTGAAGTTTTAAGTACATATGCTCAAACATCATCAGCAACAACAGGTAGTAGTACAGATCGACCAATGGGAGACATGGCAGGTCATGCTTTAGGTTTAGGAGATGGTATTGGTTTTCAACAATCATTTGATGAACATGGTATTGTGTTAGGTTTATGCCGTATTATACCAAAGGCAAGTTATGTTCAAGGATTATCAAGATTTTGGCAAAAGTTTGACAAGTTTGATCATTATTTTCCACAGTTCGCAAATTTAGGAGAGCAAGAAGTATATAATAAAGAGTTATATGTTAAAGGTAATCCTGCATCAGACGATCAAATATTTGGTTATCAGCAACGTTATGCAGAGTATAAATATGCACAAAATCGTATAGCTGGAGATTTTAGAGATACGTTAGCACATTGGGAATTATCAAGACGTTTTGATGATCATCCATTATTAAATCAATCTTTTATTGAATGTGATGATGCAGAAACAACACGAATTTTTGCAATTGAAGATAGTACAGAAGATAAAATATGGATATCATTATATCACAAAGTAGATGCATTGCGAGCAATGCCATATCATTCTAATCCAACATTAAGTTAAAATTATGAAAGTAGTTAAATCAGAAAAACCAAGTAAAAAAGAAGTAAAAGATTTTCAATCAAAATGGAAAGAGCATAAAGAGAATTATATTAAAGATCATTCTATTGAAGAAATGGTTTATGAGAATGGTTCAGCTTTAGCATTACTTTATAAAGAGGTACAACGATTAAACACCAATTTAATGACAATTTTAAATAAAGAAAATGGCAAAGAAGAATAAAACACCAAAGGCAGTAGATCGTTGGAATCCAGCGAAAACAACACCACATCAAAACAGTGGTGAAGTAATTACAAAGCCAAATCAAAGTCAATCAATTCGAGAAATTTTATTTCGAAATACACAAGGAATGACATATGACAATTACAAGACGCCTTATTATGAGGATCAAGCGACGTTCAGTTCGCAATCACTTAATAAGATTCAGGAAATGGAGCCAGTCGAAAAGCTACAATATTTAAAAGATATTAATGAGCAAGTAAGCACATTAAAATCAAAGATTGAAGCAGACGAAAAGGCAAAAGCAGAAGCAGTAGCACAAGCACAAGCAAATGCAACAGTACAACAAAACAACAACGACACAGAAAGTGAGTAGTAATTTAGGTTAGTTAGTTTTTTAGGGGGTTAATAGCCCCCTTTTTTTATGAGCAAGAGTTAAGGACATACTACGACTTGATATAGTATGTCCTAGTGACTAAAAAAGTCACAAAAACAACCAAAAAAAAAACAAAACACCCCCTACTAGGGTAGGGGAGTAGAAAAAAAATTGTATATTTATCACAACTTCACAGCAAAGGGTATCAATCCCCTAATTTTACATACTATATATTATAGTGCTGAACGAAGGAAAACGTAAAAAACACTAAAAAACACGATTACGAATATGATAATTAACAACGTTACAATTCAAAGGAAAACTATTGGACCAAGTAATTCATTATTTGGAGTACTAACAATAGAAACAGCAAATCACGGAACATTAAAATTTAATACAGTTGAAAATACCAACAAAGCAATTAAAGAAGGCACTTATGATATGCGTTGGAGTTTATCTCCTAAGTTCAAAGCTAAAACACTCGAAATTATGGGAGTACCTAACAGACATGGAATACGTATTCACGCTGCTAATCGTGGTTATGACGTGGAAGGTTGTATCGGAATAGGTATATATAACGAATATAAAGGCATACCAGTACAGATTTGGAACAGTAGACAATCAACAGAAATATTAGAATCATTACTCTGGAGAGGAGAAAATCAAATAACAATTATAGACATAAACAATGAAAGAAAAATTAATACTAAAGTTAGCTACAGCGGTACTACCGCGTTTGCTTGATTTAGCAATCAAGATGTTAGAAGAAGTAGTAAAGTTTGATATAGATCAAGACGGAAAAATAGGAAGATAATGGGACCAATATTAGGAGCAGCAGTAGGTTTAGGAGCAGATATAATAGGCAATGCATTTGGTAATAGAGCAAGACGTAAAGAAGCAGACAGAGCTCATCAACGTAGTAAAGAAATGTTTGATTATCAAAATCAATACAATACACCAGCAAGACAAATGGAAAGATTAAAAGAAGCGGGTTTAAACCCAGCTTTAATGTATGGTCAAGGAACAACAGGAAATGCACA